CTCGCAATATCAAGCTTATCGCTTCCTCGGTGGATTGTTCCGGCATTTTCGATAAGGCCGCCTGGTACTCTGCCTTCGATACTTCCGGTAATCCCAAATCTTTCAAGGTTTGATTGTGGCTCGCCCACCCTTCGATAATTTCCTTCATCTTTAAATCCTTTTATGTCTAAACTTTGTGATGGTTGATTTATTAATCCTGGATGCCTTGTAGTAATGATTGCTTCATCAGGATTAATGTCTAAACCGTAATTTATTGCGCCTTTTTGATATGGAAAGTATTGACGTAATTCTTCCGGCGATAAATTCATGCGGTTTTGAACCATCCTGGCTTCCGCTTCGCCGCCATGCTTTAAATAATCTTCATAACCCATTTTTTCAGGGTTTATTTTGATGTATTGCATGGCTAAATCGTCACGCACATTCATCAATTCATCATATTTTTCTTTGTTTCCAGCTTTCAAGTATTTGCTGGCTTCACGATTTAATTCCTCAATTACTGAAATAGTTTCATCTTTTTGTGATTGATATTTAGCAACTTGTTCTTTGTAATTTGCGCCACGGTTAAATTGTTCTTTACCCTGTATTCCATGCGTTAATTCATGCAATAAGGTTGATTTAGCTTCATCAGGGCTTAAATCTTCCCTTAAACTAATGGTGTTTTTTGATTGGCTATATGAACCTTTTTCACTTCTTGTTGATCCATGCGCTTCAACTTTAATTTTTCCAAGTTCAGGATAAGCTTCAAGTAAATCAGGATGGTGCAATATATCTTCAACTAATACTCCCTGGGCACGGCGTTCATTGCTTGTAAATCTATCGTTACTAGGGTGAACGTTGCCGTGCCTAGTTCCAAAAGTATCACCTTCGCCTTTTAATTTAGCAAATTGATCGCTTAATTCTGTACGCCATTGATTATCCAAACCACGAACCATGCCGGTTTTTTGCAATATTTCTTCAGCCGGAACGCCTTTAGCTTCCATTTTTGAAGCTTGAAACGCCATTTCAGGTTTCCAAAGCTTTGATTCCGGCCCCATGATAGATAAACCCAATGGTTTTCCTTTAGTCAGCAATGCAACGTCTTTAGCTACGCCACCAACTCCAGGTGCAATTGCCGCCCCTACATCCTCTAGCGTTGTTGCGCCTTCATGGGTTGGGGTGTACCTTGGTACATAGTCTAGGATTTCACGGGTAGTTGGTGCAACTCTGCGGCCAAACGTTGATTCCATTGTTTCGGGGGCCACGGAACGGACAAATTCACTAATATCGCCTACTGATCCTGGAACGGATGCAATTGCACCCCTAGCAACTGATTCGGCTACTCCAGGGATAGATTGACGTAATCGTTGCAAACCTTCTTTTGTTTCACGCAAATTTCTTTCACTTTGAAGGCCATTCAAAATGTCATATAACGTCTGCTTTAAAGAAGGTTCTTCGTATGCCATGATTGATTTTAAATTACTTCAATCATTACATCAACGCCACCGCCCTTACGAATTTCGCCACGTTGAATCATTAATATATCTACTTGGCCGTCATTGTCATAAACGCCGGCATCTTCTAAACCGTCTAAAACCGCTTTCAGGCGATTATCAAGATCGGTAACTACCTTTGAACGTGGATAAAGCCAAATCGTTACCTCTAGCCGTTTGGTGCCAAATTTGGGCACGTTTTGGGCTATTACACATTCCGATACCGCAGTTTTAAATTCACGGCCGGCTTTGCTTAATACGGTATTGCCCCGAAAATGCCGCCAATACGTGTTAACGCTGGGTGGATATGGAAGTTTAATGATTGTCATTTAAAAGTTCTTTTGTCTTTTCTAGCAAATCTTCTTCAGAGAAACCCCAATATTTTGTAAATCCTTTATGCCCAAGGCCGTGAATACTGGTACGTGAATCAAGTCTATGATGCGCCGCACACAATCCGATTGCTGGGGCCAAGGAACGTTTGCCCCCAAACCGGCGCACGTGATGGATTTCAACGGGCGAATCTTCAATTTCTCTAATTCCGATTTGACGGCACAATATGCATCCAAGTCGTGCAAGTTTTCCATAATGTTTAATTTGTTCTTTAGTCATCTAACCAATGCTCATCGTTTGGAATACGTTCATTATCATTCCAAATAAGATCAGATTGTGGAACAAAATAAGCAAATCTGCCGGTGCCCTGGGGATCACTCCAATACTTTTGTTGTTTGGCATCTTTTCCGTACATATAACCGTGAATGATGTATTTGCCCATTAAACCGGTTATCAAATAAAAACGGCGTTTATCATCATCAGTAGGATGAACGATAAGTTGCCCGTTGACATGATGGGTTTGTCTTACGTCATGGGGGCCTACGTCAGTTGCGCCAGGGGTTCCTTTTGACCAAAATATGCCAAGGTGCTTTGCCAAAGCACATTCGCCCATTGCCCCTTCAATACTCATTTGCCAGGCGTTAGTGTCTTTAGCCCCGTATCTATGCTTTGATCCGTTTTGAAGGCATTGAACCGTACGTTGGGTGCCCACCAGGGCGGCCATTTGTATTTCAGCCGGCGTTAACTCAATCTGAATATGCACTAGCCAGCCCTTTCGCTATATCTTCTAATTGCTGGGCCACGTCCGTAATATCTACGGCAGTTTCATAAGCTTTTTGATATTCGCCTTTTAGCGTTGCATCGTGAAAATCTTTAATTAAACGGTGCAATGCAAGATATGGTGTTGAATAATCAGTCATTTGGTAGTACCCCCGTAAACCTGGCTTTCCAGGTGTTTAATTTGATTGCGTAATTGCTCGTTTTCTTGCTTTAGCCGGTTACATTCAACTAAATGCAATAGCAACGGTGCCCATTCTTCAAAATCTTTGGTTATTTTGTCAGCCATATATTCAACAGTATGTAAATAATAAATCCCCAAACCAATATTCCGGTGATCATAAAAATGCCAAAAATAATTTCAATCATTTCTCGCTTGCCTTTCTTAGTATTGCTTGTTCAACAGCCCTACCTAAACCACATTTAATTCCTGACCAATCTTTTTCGTAAATGCTAATCATTTCCTCATCTGTTAGTTCCTTAAACCCTGTATAAAGTGGTTCAGCACCTTCTACTGTGGCTTGATAAACACTCCAATAACCATCGGGGTCTTGGCTTCTCCAAGCAACAGGATTGCCTTGTTCTTTTACTGGATGGGTATAGAGTGGAATTAAATCGTCTGCAATATTGTGTTTTTTGCAAACTTCATAATCATCGTTGTGGTAAAAACAACCTTTATTATCCATCCATGCTACTGGTTCATTGTTCATTTAGTTAACCTTTCCAAATTGCGGTTACTGGCTTCCTGGGTACGCCAAGCTTCAAACCGTAGCTTTGCCGCTTCCAAGCGGTACTTCCACATTTCTGTTTTGTATGTTGCCGCACCAATAGCTTTGCAAAGGTCTTGATAGTCTTGGCTGGCATAAGCTTCACGTTCCTGGGCACCCAATGATTGTTCGCTTGATTGCTTCATTTTGATGGCTTTAAGGCTGGATTTATATGCTTCTAGTTCAGCCAATTCGCCTTTAGCTTTAGCGTATTCCGGGGCAAATTCGTATAGGTAATCTACACAATCATTAGGGTCAACTACTTTACTGTCAGCTTTCATAGCCAATCCCCCCATTTTCCACGGTTGCCTTTTTTCCATTGGTCATAAAAGTCACCAGCAATACGCTGGCGGCGTTTTTCAAAATTTGGGTTTGCGAAATATTCCCGGAACATAGCCAATCCCATTTGTTCACGGTATTTGAGTAACTGTCTAATTTCGCACTCATACCGCCATCTTTCCGATGTATTGCTGGATACGTTGTCGGTACTGTCCCATAGATTCCCCGGCGTATGCATTTAGTCCCAATTCCCGGCCTTTAGCCAAAGTTAATTCATCGGTACTATACCAAGGTAATGAAGGTCGCTTTAGTTCTTTTGGTGTCATGTCTAATTCATCTTCCCAGCGGCCCTGGTTAAGCCACGTGGTTGCATGACATATGAACTCCATTTCTGTGCCCTTTAACTTCCAGTACGCAACGTGTTGTTCAATGGCTTCTACGGCCTGAACTTGTTCGTCTTTAGTAAGCCGGTTAAATGCCCCCAGGGCGGCACGTTTGGCTACCTTCCTGGGGTAATGTTTCCAAAATTGTTCAAACATTAGATTATCTTTACCCAAACAGTTTTATAGGTATTTGGCAAATTAGTTGCGCCAACGCTGATACGTACCGGTTTTTTAGTTTTGGCACGTTTTTCTTCCCATTCTTTACGGGCTAATTGGGCGGCTTTTTGTGCGGCTTCTAATGAAACAACTTTGCCGTCAATGACAAATTGATATTCAGATTCTTGTTCAGGATGATGCAAAACCCAAGTAAAAATATCCCAAGCTTCTTTTTCAAAAGACTGCCAATCATTGGCGCGGTATTTGAATTGCTGGTCTTTGTAATTAATTACGTATTTCATTATTTATCCTTTTTAATCACGATCACTTGACCGTATTGATAATTTACTAAAGTAATCTTTACTTGTAAAGCATTATTTTCTAGTGATATACCCTAATATCTAATAACTGTTGTATTTATGCTAATTCCCGTTTGGTGGACGAACCTAGCCCACCTGGTTCGCCTTCAACTGTTTTCCCTATATGGAGCCACAGAACCCGACAGTCGTTCAAGGAGTAGGCACTATCTTCGCCACCTACATTTGCGCTATTGCATCCTTTGATCCCCCAGTAACGCTTCTATCCTGACCGCTGGTGGTGGTGAATCCCCAATCAGAACGATGGGAAGTGAACAAATAAAAAAAGGGCTTTATTGGTAGCTTTAGCTTGAACGGCTTAAGAAATACCTCTAATCTTATTTCTTAAACCCTAAAACCACCAATAAAACCCTATCCATGAGTGTTCAAGTCCTCAATGTTTAGAACTATATCATAAAACTAAACCGTGCTTAACTCCGGCCAAATAAGCATCCAAGTATCAGGGAAAAGGTCTTTCCTAGTTACTAGGCCGTGACTTTCCTTTTCAATGGTTGCGGCTATCAGCATCAATGGTGCGGCCGGTATTTGGTTGTTGTTGCGCCATTGACACACCGCTTGAACCGTTACGCCGCATAGCTTTGCTACCTTTGCTGGCCGGCCCAACATATCAATTAATTGTGCATCCGTCATTTATTTTCCTTTTTTGCTAAATATTTCTTTACAACAACTAAATTTTACTTTACATTTGAAAGTACGGCAATGTTGCCGTGATAAACAAGGAGCAGATATGCAAAATGAATTAAGCCAATTAATGCTTGAACATGAAGAATTTCTTGAACAAGCACTCAATGACATGGAATTTAGCAATGAGTTCCTATCCCAAGAACAAGTTGACTGCATCCGTCAAGCTTGTGGCAAACCACGTAATAAACCTAATGAAACCCTGACCGCATTATTTAATGATTTTGGTCAAATTTTTGGAAAGTGAAAAGAAAATGATTATTGCAAAAAGAAACAGTACCGGCACGGGCGATTTCAAATTACCGCCACCAGGAAGCTACCTAGCCCGTCTATATCGCATTATTGACATTGGCACCCAAACCACCGAATGGATGGGTAAAAAGAAGATGCAACGCAAAATCATCACTATGTTTGAATTGCACGGTGAAGATAATGACGGCAACGCATTGACTACGGAAGATGGCAAGCCATTGATTGTATCTAAACGCTATACGCTATCCCTTGACGAAAAAGCTACGTTGCTAAAAGATTTACAGGCCTGGCGTGGCAAAGAATTTACCCCTGAAGAACTAGAAGGTTTTAGCTTAGATGCATTGCTGGGCAAGTTCTGCATGGTAAATATTACTCATGCGGATTATGACGGCAAAACTTACGCAAACATTTCAAGTATTAGCCAGGTTCCAGCGGCATTGAAAAAGCTTGGCGAACCAGTTGGCGTAAACGAACCGTTTATGTTTTCAATTGATCCGTGGGATGCAGATAAGTTTTCAAAGCTATCTGAAGGTATGCAAAATATCATCAAAAAGTCTGCGGAATACCGTAATACGTTTGAACCTAATTCAGTAAGCCATGCACCGGCCGGCAATGATATGCCGGATGATGACATTCCGTTCTAATTAAAACGGGGGCCTTGTGCCCCCCTCAACGAAAGAAAATTATGCAATGCGATGAATGTAAATGGTTTGTAATCAATATCAACGATCACTACGGTATTTGTAAACGTTACCCAACAAATCAAAACAAAACCAAGTCAGATTTTTGCGGTGAATTTACAGAAAAACCGGTTGTTCAAAAGATTGAAATTAAATTTGAAGAACCAGCGCAATACGATATTAATACTGATCAAACCGTAGTAAAACGTGGAAGAAAACCAAAAAATGTTGATTAAAGAACGTCAATCGGAAAGTGGGCATTGGTATGATCGTGAAGGGAACACCGCATATAGTGTTGTCGGCAAAAACGGGAAATTACGGCCAACAACGTTACGGGATGCAAGAACGCATAACCTTTGCCCTAGCGTTACGACAATCATTGGAGTTGCGGCAAAACCAGGCCTTGATACATGGAAACAACAACAAGTCTTATTAGCCGCCTTAACCCTACCAAGGGAACCTAACGAACCGGAACAATCATGGCTTGAAAGGGTCATGTTAGATTCCAAAACAACTGGGCGTATTGCCGCTGATAGGGGTACGGCGATCCACGCAACGATCCAGGCGTTCTTTGAAGGTGCGTTGATACCTGAAGCTATGCCAATCTGCCGGCCCGTTGAAGAAGCGATTAAAGCCCATTTTGGCGAACAATTATGGTTGCCTGAATTAAGTTTTGCTCATACATTGGGATTTGGCGGTAAATCGGATTTGACCGCTAAAGCACGGCATAATTTTGCTGGCATATCTATTGATATTAAAACCAAAGAAACTAACGATATATCCACCGCTGACGTGTACCCGGAACATGGGATGCAATTAGCGGCTTATCGTCAAGGTTTTGATATGCCTACCGCACGTTGTGCAAACGTATTTGTTGGCTACAAAATGGTCAACGGAAGCATTGTGTTCACCGGGGTGAAGGTCGTTGAACATGATCCAGCAGATTTGGATAGATATTGGCTAATGTTTACCAAGTTGCTTGAATTTTGGCAGTTAAAAAATAATCACAAGTGAAGGGAATTACCATGAAAAAAGCACTAGCGGCAGTAGTCTTAATGTTTGCAGTAGGCCAGGCCATTGCATCTTGCCCAGTTTATGCCCCGTACCGTTGTACGCCAGGCTATAACGGCAAAATGGTTTGCGGTTGCGGCGGTTAAGTCTTATGGGGCAAAAGCGGATGCTTGGCAAGGGTTGCGGATTCGTGGCCGATGATCACCAAGACGTAGCGAGTAGCCCCACCCAAATACGGGCGTTAAGCCGTCAAAGTAGGATGCAGTAATTAGGGAATTTTGCGGCTTTCTGCCCTATTTGATTTAACTGCCAAATACTGCCCGTTGTTTTTATGCTAAATATTGCTTTACTTCTAAAGTTATCTTTAGTAAATTAACCAATACCGCAATGTTGCGGTGATAAATAAAAGGAATTGACATGAATGATGAAGCAAAACAAGAACAAGCTTATTGGGCTTATCAAGCAAAAATGGAAAACCGTCAACGCATGATTGATAAAGGTTGGGGCGATACGGTGGCGTACAACAAATTACGTGAAGAAGAAATTAAACGTGAAAAAATTCGCAAATACAAAAAATTAGCCAATGAAATATTTGCCGGCATTATGTTTGTGGCTTTTGTAGCTTTTATGGCTTTATTAACTACCGGATGTTCAACACCTGGCACCGTTTATAACCAAGCCCCTACCCAGCAATTAGTGCTTGATAAACAAGTTGCCAGCCTAACCCGTAATGAAGTTATTCACGGCGTTACAGAGTGCGAGGGGGCCGGATTACGTGCCCATGTAGTAACCACTAAACGTTCCATAAATGGCTACACCGCAGATATTCCGGTGGAAGTTACTTGTATGCCACGCCATAAATATTAAGGGGAAAACATGAACGAACATATTTGGACGGCCGCCGGTACTGATATAACTATTCGCTGGCGTATTGCTGGCTGGGTGCCCCCGTCAGAACTTCAGGAATACCGGGATAAATGGAAGTATTACCAAAACCTTCCGTTACGCAGTCTTGACGATGCGGCTAAAGAACAATACGAACAAGTTTTACGTAAAGCTAAAGTAGCGAGGATTAAATGATAGAACCAATAACTTACCAAATAAACATTGCTTTAATTGATAAAGATAAAAATGAAAACTTTTTTTATCAAAAATTTGATGATTATGCTGGCGGCAAAGTTCGTGAAGTAATTAGAACAATTAATGGATTTACGCCTGAAAGAGCATTTCGTATCAATAACCCTGAAATAACAATAGACGTTTTAAACGAATGGACAACTATTGCAAAAAAAGCATCTGAATTAACCGGCAATTCTATTAATTGGGAATTGCTTAAAATATTAAACGGATGGGTTCGGGAAAATTTATGAAAACCATTAGCTATACTAAAAAAGGCCCTGGGCGCATTACTAAAACTGGAAAGGTAAATAACGTGGCAAAAGTTGATGAACGTAAATGGATTGAAAAAGATAAAAACATTTGTGACGATTGTTTTATCAAACAATTCCCTGATTTTTCTTATGAAGGATCAACTGCGCTGACCATTTGGCGCATGGCATGGGAACTATCCCGTGAAACCAAAGAAGCAGAAAAGCCGCTAATTAAAACTATTTCTTAACGGGATGAGCCTTATTCATAGGCTCTTTTTCATGTTTTTTCAATTCACGCTTTAATTCATAAACGCCGTTGCGTAAAGTCATCATTTCTTTATGCTCGGCTTTTTCATGCTTTTTAGTTTCTTTGAAAAATTTATCAGCCATTTTGATCCCCTAGTGTTTTAAGTGCTTCAATCATCTTTGATTTGCGATCATCAAGTCCCAGCAAACCGCCATTAATGCGTTTAGTCATTACTTCAAACGCATCTTTTGTGCCTTCATCAGCCAAGGCGTTAAGGCCTTTTTTGTTCCAAAACCAGCCAGCAGATAATGCGGCATATTTAGGTTGTTCTAATAGTTCAGGATTAGCGATTAAATCAATGCCAAGGGCTTCGCCGCAATGTTGGTAGTTCTCTTTGCCCGTAACCTGAATCAAGCCCCTACCGATGAATTTGGCCGCTTCTTCAGGCGTTTGATTGCCTAATCGTCCTACGTACACTTTACTGGCTATTTTTTCAGGCTGGCGTTCATATTGACTAGCAATGCCAATATCAGGGAATCGGCTTGGCCAAGTGTTCATCAATGCCCTGGCAGAATAATTTAGGTTTTCACGCACGAATTTGTAATTGCCTGATTCGTGGCTTGTTTGACCAAGGAAACACGCCTGGCGTTTAGGAGTGTTTATTTCGTATTTAGCAAACGTTTCGTTTAATGGTTCTAACCATTTTTCATCAATGCCAAGGGCTTTTAATTGATCAAGTTCCATCTTTTTTAGATTTCATATCAATGATTTTTTCAAGAGTACGGCCGCCAAAGTAAAACGACATGATCAACATACCCCATTGACCTAGCAGTTCTACGTATTTGGTATTGGTGTCCATGTTAAATGCACTCATCATGGCAAATACAAAGTAGCCGGCCAAGATCGCTATAAGTGTCATAGGACGAATATTTTTACTTAACCAAGAATCGCTGGCCATATCGGCTTGCTGGCGTTTAGTAAGTTCTTGGGCTTCATTCATATCTGCTTGAATGTCAGCCAATTTACCTTCTTGGGCTAATTTAGCCAGGTCTAACTGGGCTTGTGCTTTAGCGGCTGGATCAGGAATCAGCTTATCAACAAGCTTCATTCCTACGCCAATGATGTCATCTATTCCGAACATTATCTGAATCCCGAAATTCGTGGTGAAAACGCAAAAGTGGCTTGATAAGCTTCAACTGGAACAGTATGCAAAGTACCTCTAATGTTCCAGCCAAGATTAAGATAAAAGCACCGATTGTTCCCAATAGGAGCAATCCAAGTAAACTGAAAAAGTCCAGCACAACGTACAAATACCCACCCAGCTTTTGCATTGTCATTATCCCTAATTGAATCATCACCTTTTACAAAGGTTTGATTTTGAATAGTGCTGATATATTTAATCCAAACGGAATAAGCTGGATTGCGCCAAAGCCATTTAACTTTTGACCAATATGAACGGCCATTTAAACGTTCAAAAGTAGCGTCACCATCTAACGAATTGTCCGGTGTCATAAACCAGTTAAGCCAAGTTGGCAGTCTTGGCCCTATACCCCAAACATTATGATTATCAAGCCAGCCATCTTTTTGAACGGAAAATAATGGAAGGATTGGCGCAATAACGTAAGCAACTAATGTAATTAATACATTAATTATGGCTAAAAAAGGATAAATTAAGTAAATCATCTGTCTACCGTAGTTTGATGTTCGCCTTTTTTGACAATTACTTTATCGCCTTCAACTTGAACACTCATTGGATCACGGTCAGCCATACCATCTAAACGGTGAATAAGTTCTTTCATAATTTCAAATTCAGGCTTTTCTTGCTTTGGATTGGCACCGGCTACACCATTAAGCATAGATATAAGAGCAGTCAATGATGCGCCTAATAAACCCATTACTGCGGCCATTTTGCCTTCTTCTAACACTACTGAAGCCCCAACACCCATAGCTACAATAATGGTTATATAAATAAGGCCATGACGGCCAATAGCTTTACCGGCTACTTCTTTTGCCGATTCAATATATGTTTGTTGTTCCATATTATTTTCCGTTAAACCAATGAACTGCCCAGCCTACCAAAGTGCTTAATGCTGAAACAATCATCATTCCAGCCCAAAAGCCACCTCTAGATTGATCTGCAAGGCCAACAAGCTTTTCAAGCTGGGCTTCCATTTTGTCAATCTTTTTTTCCATTGAATCAAATTTTTTTTCGTAATCTTCAACTTTTTGCCAAAGTACGCCGTATTTCACCGGATCAATTTCAAACGCCATAATCATTCCCATTAAGTTTTCATAATGAACGCTAATGCGTAGTATGGTGGCAGATTTGCGTTTGTACCGCTAGTACCAGCAGATTGAATACTGATACCAGTTACGGCAGAAGCAGTTGTTGAAGTGCTTGCGCCAGTTGCGCCGCTGGCGGCATCATTAATTAATGTACCGGTTCCACTAGAAGTTGCATTATGAACGTGGCCAGGATCAGTAACGCTATGAGTATGGCTAACAACAATTGCATCAGCAGAACCGCCAGTTTGACCTACTGAATAAGTTGATCCGGCACCTAAAATAAAGCTATTACGTAAATCAGGGGTTCCGTTTGTGCCGTTACATAAAGTCCAGCCAGCCGGAATAGAACCAGTAGAACCTGACCAAATAGCAATTAAGCCAGCCGGAATGGTTGCGCCCGATCCATTAGGATTTTGCAAAATAGGATAAAGATTATCTAAACTTTGCAAAATAGTACCGGTAGAAGTCAAAATGACAAACTTGTAGGTATAACCAGTTTGCATCCAAATTTCATTAGCAGAACGGCCAGCAGAATCTAAAACAATCGGATTGGTATTGGCAATTAAACCGTTTACATCCGTGTAAGTAGTCAATGGAGTGCTAGAACCGGCTTGATATGTATAAATCAAACCACCTGATAATGGCGCACCGCTATTGTCAAAAAATTGTTGGCCGTTGCCAACTGGGGATAGAAGAACGGATGCCATTATGGTTTTTCCTTGCCGTAATTAATAAATTCACTAATTTTATTTAGTTCTTGTTTGTTTTTGCGGTGCTTATAAAGTAAAGTACCAACGGTTGTAATTGGTGCTGGAACGCCAGTAAGTGCAGAAGTTGCCACATCAGTCGCTATTTGCGCCGCCATATTCTTTAAACCAGCCGCAGTACCGGAATAGTTTACTGAACCTTCGGGCACGGTTTTAACGTCAATTACTACATCATTTAATGTTCTGTAACGTTCTGCGCCTTTTTTGCCAAAAATAAGATCAAGCTTGCCGGATTTATCCAGTTTTTGAACGATGTTATTTAGGCCAGTAGGGCTAACAATAGGATTGCCATTAATATCACGGCCAACACCTTTTACGGCTTCATTACGGATTTGTTCAGCAACAACACCACGCAATTCATTGATCATAGCTTGACCTTCAGGGCCAGCTTCATCCAAAGTCTTAAATAATTCTTCTACCCTAGATTTAGGGCCTTTTAGCATTGAATTTTCAACTAATTCTTCAATAGCTATTTTTCGTTCAGTTGTACCTTTTTTGATAGCAGTAATATCACGAATAGCTGGATTTTCCTCAAACTGTTTCATGTATTGGCTATTGAGTGAACGGGCTTCTTTATACAGTTGACCGCCGGCATCTTTAGTGGCTTCTTCAATAGTAGAACGAATCTTGCTACCGTGAAAACCATTAGAAGTGCCGTATTCAGTTTCAGCATTAATAAGTTGCTTAATATCTTCGTATTGACGTAGATTGATGGCACCAGTTTTACCAGGATCATTTGCCTTCAAATCTTCTTCCACCATCTTCAAAATAGGGTTCTGATCGTATTGAGTAGGGCGTTTTGCCTTAATGTTTTCAATGTAATCTAATACTGGCTTGTACGGCACGGTTTGTAATGTTTCGCCGGCGGTATCAGCGGCAGTATATGCATCTTTAACTTGCTGATAACGATTCTTTTGGTAGTTTGCAACAACGTCATTAAGTTCTTGGCCAAGTTGACCACGTTCAATGCCTGTTTTTTGGGCACCGGTGGATTGAATTTCAAGATCAAGATTGTTAATAAGCTTGGCATTGTCTTGGGCGTACTTTTGACGTAATGGTTCGCCAGTTTCAGCATCCTTGGCTTTTTCACGTGCCCAATTAACGTCTTTAAAATTACGGGTGTATTGATCACGGGATAATTCAATCGGATCAAGCAATTCACGTGCTTTAGCCTGGCGCAGTTGACCGGCACTTAATTCAGCGGCACCTACGCTACGCAGATTAGGATTTTCTTCAGATTTAAGTGAAGGAATTTTTTCTTGAATAGCACCTTTAGCCGCTTCAAATTGACCTTTTAACTGTTCACCAGCTTTAGGCAATATTTGTGCGCCAGCTTCTACACCAGCTTTAACGCCACGGGCTACGGTTGGTGCGGCCTTAATAGCGGCGGCGTTCATAAACCAGGCTACATCAGATTTAGGTAAGCCAGTTTCCTTGGCAATGTAATCTGCGCCTTTATCCATGTTTTCGCCAACAAAATTCATAAAACGATTAGCGGCTTCTGCGTTATAGGCTGGATCATTAGTAATGCCAAAAGCTTTACCAATAGGACGATCAGCAAACTGGGTAATCTTATCCAAGGCTTCAGTAGCGGCAGTTGTTCCACCTACTTTATCAATCAGTTTGGCAAACGGTTCGCCTACAAATTTAGCGGCCGCTGGCAAAGTGCCATAAGTTACGTCAGCCAATGCGGCGGCTTGTTTAGGTAATGTTTTAGTCCAGTAATCAGAACTGCCTAAATCACGCCCAAGGCCAGTAAATTGTTGGTTGATAGTTTCACGTGTAGTTGGCGTATAAACGCCTTGGCGGCTTGTATATTGCGATCCTGGAACGTCCACGCCTTGATCATCAGTAAAATCCATATCAGGACGTGCCCAAGATGCTTTTGGATTAATTTCTACGTGAACTGGGTCTTTTGAACCATAAGGACGATGCAAACCATAATTGGCCAAAAACGTGTCGGGAACGTGGCCAAGAATATCAACGCCCATGCCTTTTTCGTGCGTACTATAACCAGGTGGGGCTACTAAATTAGGGTTGCTGGCACGATTAGCAAACAGGTTTGCTTGTGCTGGCGTTGTTCTAAATCCGCTAGTAATAGGAAAAGCTTCGCCTTTTGGGTTTAATTCCTTATTAGCAAGCCAATCACGTGCCGCCAAATCAATTCGTTCTTTAAGATCGGGATTTAAACGTTCTGTATCTATTTTTCCCAATGGGATAGCCGGCGCATTATCCAATTCTTTTGGTGCGGCCATAACGCTGACAAACTTATTCTTTAGGTATTTAAGCCCTGGAACAAGGTCTAATTCCTCATCATAAGTAGTGTCGGCCATTATTGATATAAACCTTTAGCTAAACGATGGATAGTGACGGCATCTTGTTTATATTTCTTAAACTCTGATTCCGACATTTTCCCAGTAATTTGATCAATTTTCGCTTGTTTTTCAGGTTCAGGCAACTTGGATTGAGCAATATTATCAATTTGGAAAATACGTGGGTCGTAATGTTCTGCCCATTTGTTTTGGAATTTTTGTTGTTGAATGTAACCGTTAACGTCACCACGTTTTTCAACAAACTTATTAAGTCCAGCGGTGTAAAGTTCTGCCGCATTAGCTTCAGCTTTAACTTGTTGCATAACGCCAGCAAGTGCATCCGGTGCAATTTTTTCGCTACCGGAAAGTTTGGCATTAAGTTCACGTGAAGAATCAGTCTTATCCAATCCCATAATAGAAGCATTACGTGCTTGCACTTGTGCCAAGTTCTTAACCAAAGAATCCAATTCAGGGTTAGGCAAAATCCATTTGCCACCCTGTTGAATCATTTGGAAGCCTTTTGATCCGCTTGCGCTTGTCAAGTAATCTTCAACTTTACGCACGGCTTGTTGAAGGTCTTTTACGCCTTTAACAGTCATATTGGCTTCAGTTACGTTTGTTTTTCCTTTTGCGTAAGCTTCTTCTTGGAACTTATTCAAGTTCATTGGGTTCATTGGCCCGGTGTAGCTTAATCCAGTATCTTCCTGAATTAATTTAGGCATTGGTTTTTCAGTAGCCGGTGCCGCACTTCCTGGGGCTGATCCAGGTTGACCGCCACCTAATGGAGTAGTTGATACGGATGGCTGACTTCCGGCAACGGATGGCTGGGTGATAACGCCAACTTTTTGACCGCCAATTTCTGACATAGAAGCTTTTGGCGCAAATTGTTCATATTGCTGGGCTGGGGTCAACAATTGATTAGCCGTTTGCAATGCAATTTTAGGCAGATTAGGGCCGGCCGGTGACATAGATAGATTGCCAATAGCGGCATCAGCATAGCGATGAATATTTTTGCTATTTGGGAATTGATCTTTAAGATTATTCAAAGCTTGTGCATAAACGCCTGGGTCTTGAACGCCAGCATAAGCCAATGAAGAATAAACGGAACCTACTACGCCACGTTCTTTTTGATCAAATCCTAATTTTGCATCACGGGCTTCAGTATTGTTTTTGTGCAATGCATTAAGCTTTCCAGCATATTCGGCACCAGTTAATGGGGCAATAACCGGCAATACGGAATTTACCTTATCAATATCAATATCGCCATCAGGTGTTTGCCAATTTTTAGGGTCACTCATAAACCCTTGATAAACTTTTTGTTCTGTTGCGGCTTGCCTTGCTTTTTGCGCTTCAGCGGCGGCAACATCACCTTGGGATGCCATATAAGACATTTTTAGCATATCAGCTAAACTTGTTCCCTGACTTTTAGGGTTTAAATCTGCGGTAAATTGTGCGGCCATAATTAACCCATCTTTTTCAAGCCATATAACATGGCATAGTTACTAATATTGTTTAATCCGCTAGTCCAAGCATTTGCTTGGCCCATTGTTGCTTGTGCTTGTGCATTACCAATGCTTGATAACAAATTAGAAGCATTTGAAGCAGTTCCGCTTGCGGCCCCGGCACCAATTTGATTGGCATTTAATCCAAATCCAGTAGCGGCACCAACGTTACTTGCAACATTAGAACGGTTAGTTTGATACATATTAAAAGCATTTAATAATGAATTTTGTGCATAATCTTGGGCAAATTGTTGGCCACCTTGAATAGCATTACCGCTTACTGCGCCACCACCAGCATTAATTCCGGCATTAAATTGGCCCATTCCTTGTTGCAGTCCAAATTTATAGTTTGGCATTAATGACGTTAAATCATTCATTGAAGGTTGGGCAGTTAAATAGCCACTATCTAATAATTGCTGATAACTTTTTGCCCCAGCTTCACCTAATGTTCTATATGGCGCATTTTGTTCATTAACCGTATTAAACATTTCACGGTTATAAGCAAGTCCTTGACCAGCGGAATCAGCATATTGTTGGCCAGCTTTTCCAGCGGCCTGGGATGACATATATGCCCCAGCTAGGGTTGCTCCCCCAACAACTACGGCGGCGGCTACGAATGACATATCAACTCCCTTTTAATAAATTTTGCTGAAGTTCTAATGCCCAATCTTTCAGCTTATTACCGGAATCAAAAAGGGCTTTTTCGTCAGGTTCAATTAATTCGACTTCAATATCATCTAAATCAGTTTTATCCGTCCTATGTACGGTTGTCCCAATAGAATCCATAGTAGCCAAAGTAACCCTTTTTGTACCTTGTTTGCACTCAATTATATCGCCGGCAGATAGCTTTTTCATACCCTTTTCTGTCCAAGCAATAATTTCACCTTTTGTGCAAATAAAAAAATGATCCTTTTTATGCACTTTTCCAACTATTAATGTTCCAGCTTTTCTAAACACCCGGCGGCTATACATTCCATCAGCAAAAAAATGATCAGTAATCATGCCGTCAGCTTGTAGCATATCTGATATTTCAGCCTGTAACCGGTCAATTTGATTTCGGTCAGGAATACTTTTTGCCAATTGTTCAATAATTTCACTCATGGGTTGTAATAGGGTACTTTGTAAGGTTGGCCATTAACGGTAATGTTAATAAATCCTACTGGATTAGCTGGCAAAGTTGCCGCACCTTTAGTCGCAGTAGTAGCTGAAGTAAAGTTTAGCAAATTTAACAAATATTGTTGCCACGCCCTAGTTGGTCGTTTAGTTTGACCATCTAAAAATTCTGATTGTGGATATGGATTATTTTGACTAGAAGTCCAAATTCCACCCTGTGATCCTGGTGCGTTTGCCATTAATTATCCCCAGCTTCAGCTTTAAGGTTTGCGGCCACAATAACGGCCTTAATTGGATCAGTAACCACTACTTCAAAAATGCGGTCACGTGCCATGCCTAATCTACGCCAAATTGCACGATTTTTGTATCGGCCTTGAACGCCAATACTTGTCCAATGCTCATTTGACCATGTAGAACCGCCATCATTTGACCAACGCAACATGGCTTGTGGATTTGCTCCTAAAGTAGCAATTGTTGCTTTTCCAGCCACCGCTACGCCAGCAATAGCTATTCCAGCTACGGCATTTGTAGGGCTAGTTGATCCAGTAATATTGCCTTCTAAACCAACGCCAGGCTGAAATAAAATTTGCAATTCTGAAAAATATTGACGTTGGAAGTCGCTTACCAAGTGCGGCGCACGGCGAACCCTACGGATTTCTTGGCCACTATCTGTGTAAGTGTTGGGATCAAGCATATAAATTTGACCATTTTCCCAATCGCCTACCAAATTCATGTTTTGAAAGTGAGCATGGCAATTGCCACGATGACGATGGAAAACGTTTTGATTATCAATCCAAAGCCATTTATGCCACATACCACTAGCAATATCATAAGCCCAGGTTAAATCAAGCCCTGGGAAGCTAATTACATAAACTTCATGGCCTTCAATAAGGTAAGTCCATGCCCGTGCATCCTCAATTGGTGCGCCTTCAATGCTTTGTTCTACGGCATGGTTTGAAATGCGGGTAGGAATGTACCCTTGCATCATCATTACTTGGCCGTCACCACGGATATTTTTACTTAAATAAGCAAAAGAATTGCCTAAACGGGCTATTGAAAACTTGGCCGCAATACCATGCTGGGTTGAAGTTCCAGGGATACGTTGAAAGGCGAATGGGAAAAGCCCTGAATCTACCCATACCTCGGAAGAAGTTTCACCCAATAAATATACTTCCCTATGATCAACAATCATAGAAACTAGGTTATCCGGTGCGCCATCCTTTGAACTGAAAGCCAATTGTGAAGAAATAGGCGAAAGAATGTTAGAAGAACCCCATTGTTGGGTTCCAGGGCGGTTATAAACAAAATAGTTATCAACAACGTCAACTACGTCTGCACCACTAAATGCGCCATCAGAAGATGGCAAAACGCTAAAATTCAGCGCATAAAGGGTTTTAGAAGAAACTGTTTGGGATGCGCTAACTACATAAGTTCCAGTACCGCCTGTACCAGTACCAAAAGTTAACGTAAGTGTTAGCCCTGTACCATTACCGCTAGTTGTCGTGGATGATGGAGTTCCTGGAACTACTGTATAAACACCATAATTAACCACGGTCAATCCGGTTACGGCACCGCTACCACCAATTGAAGCTACTGTATAAGTTGTTTGTTGGTTATAAATACCACCAACTACGGTAATCGTGTCACCAACGGCATATCCGGTGCCAGCCGCAGTAATGCTATAACTAATAGCGGCAGAGCCACCAAGGGCAGTTATAACTGTTCCAGCGGTTACGCCAACACCTTGAATAGTTTGTCCTGGGTATAAAGTGCCATTGGCTACGGCAGTTACCGTTAATACGGTTCCTGAAATTGATCCAGTAATTTGTGCCGCTACGGCCGCCGAATTAAAGGTTTCAGAAGATATGGTTTGGCTATTATTGATAGTGTAAGTACCTACTCCACCGGTTCCGCTACCTAGTGCGGTAATAACTGTTTCAGGCGCAACACCAGCACCAAATAATTGCTGGCCGGCCGCAATTGTTCCTGATTTCATCAACGTTACAGTTAACGTAGTGCCTGAAACAGTTCCAATAAATTGTGCTGAAGATGGATTAGAAATACGCCATGTATAGCGATATGCACCATCCGTAATCATTACGTTTTGGCTATTATCTTTAATGCCAACTAAACCCGTACTGGTATTTAATTGTCCAATTAATGTAGGCGTTAAATTTGCAGTTAAAAGATAAACATAGCCACCGCAAACCACCACCATGTATTGACCGCCGGTCAAATTGCACATTCCACGCACTTCCGCTGGATTTAAAGTTACTTTAGTAACTAATCCAGGTGTTGGATAAAGCGCAATTACTCCATATTGCCCAGGTTGTTTTAATGGGTCAATTTCAGGACGAAAATTAATACACTCTTGATCGTCCTGATAAATAGATGGGGCTTCATAAGATGGCCCTACAAATCCAAAATCAGGCATTTTTTATCCTTATGGAGTTCCACCAGCGGTTGTATTAGCAAGAGAAGTAAAGTTTCCGCTTGTGTCTAATGAAGCGACATTTGTACCGTTATACGTAAAATACATTTTAGAAGCAGTTACATTAATTGACCAGTTGTAAGGCAACGAAACAGAAGATGGTAAAAAATTAGTAACCGTTAAATTTGTAATTGTTGCATTTGTTGCGGTTAAATTTGTTGTGTTAACAGTTGTGGGATTTAACACACCATTAGGAAAAATTCCGTTATAAACGGCATTGTTTACATCATTAAGCCATGCGGCATAAATAATTGTTTGCTGATCAATAAAAGTAGTAGATGCCATAAATATTCCTTATTGTGTAAAGCCGCCGGTAAGAATCCAGCCGGCATCCTTGGCTTTGCTCATCAACAAAGCATCCTGATAACGTGAAACTTGCATTGGTGACATATTGGTACGTTTTAACGTAGATTTTGCTTGTGCGGCAAATTGACTAATTTGTGCTAACAATACTGGATTTGTTTTGCCATACATAGGCATTAGGCGTTCTGCCAAACACCAACGTAAAGCTAATGTATAACCTTGCGGCAATACGATTTCATCATAAAGGCCAGTAAAATTATCAAAAATGGTTTCAGCAAAAATATGCATTTCGCCTTGGCTTGGATTAGGCCATAAAAAAAGATTACCTGATATTTCACCTGGGTTGTAATACAAAGCTTTTGGCCAAGGGCCATTTAGAGTTTTAAGGCCGATTGAATTGTAGTTATCGTAATTAATTACTGATACGGGGTAATCAATACCGCCGTTTAAAATTGGTTGACCTGATTGGCTAGTGTTTACCCTTACAAACGCAGAATTAATAATTAATGGACGTTGATAGTTTGCAGTAATGGCAGTAGAAGTTACTGGTGTTGCATAAGTTCGGTTTATTTTATATGTACCAGCTTCTACTACGTTACCGCCACCGCCAGTAATTCCCTGAACAATTTGAGTACCAGCAGTAATTCCGGTTCCGCTTAAATATTGGTTTTGCAATACTGCGCCGGATTGAATGGAAGTAACAGTCAAAATATTGCCTGAAATTGATCCAGTAAAGCTTGCGCCAACAAAGTTAACGCTTTCAGGATACGGGCCTACGGTGTATTGAATTTGACCCGGTGTAACGGTAAAAATAATTTCAGAAATATTGAAAACCATCATGTTTTCGTTTGACCATTGGTCAATAATTCCATTCATCATTTCTAGAGCATCTTGCGCCGCATCTGCCGTTGGCACTTCACCAGCTTCTAGTGCGCCAATATCCTTTAGTGCGCCACTAATAATATCGAATGGTGTTGGCATTTTTGTTCCTTATTCAATAGTAAAAGTGCCGGATAACCAAGGAAAATCTACTTTATTTTGTATATTTAAGTTATTTAATTGATTTTCTATTGCTAATTTTATAGCGTTTACATTATCAACGGTAGTGTCTTTTTCAATCCATTGCACAATGTCTGATTCAATTATTTGATCTAAAGATTTATTTACTGTTTTATTTTTAAAAAAATGTTTTCCTTCTGATTCAACTATACTTGTGCCATCAGTTCCAGTAAGCAAATAACGTACTGAAGTTAATTCACCTTCATTTGCATACAGTTCTAAAAACTTCCAAGTAAAATTAATCATTTTGGATTTTCAATTGTTAATAATTGTTCTGTTGATGTAGCGGAAGCAATAGCACTTCGGCCTGAAGATAAATTAGCTGACCATGTAGCATCATCAGGAGTATTTTCTAATCCAGCTAAAACATTTAATTGTCTTTTTTGTGCAATAAAAACGGCTTCAGAATTAAATTGATCTAATTTATATTTTTTTGCTTTATCAAGATTTACTGTGATTATTGACCCTGACAACTCCCAGGCGTTAAAAAATTCTGCATCGGCACCTTTTGGCAAAATTGAATCATCAACAATAAATGCATGATCAGGGCAGTCTTTAGCCAATACTTCTTCAATAGATATTTCGCCTGACGGTTTTGTTACAGAAACACCGCCATTAGAATTTTCATAAATAATAATTTGTGTCATTATTTTCTTTCTATTAGTTATATATAACTATTGTTTGAACTGGGATTGATTTAGGCGAACCATTACTTGATTCGCTAACTGAAACACAAATACCGGTGGTGTTAAATTGTGTTGGAGTTTGTGAAGCTGGAGAAGCAAGGGTTACTATACCCGTGTAATTTGAAATGCTTTGTTGTGAGCATCCAACAAAAGCATAATTTGAATTAGCTAAAGCATTAGTAAAGTTAATTGTGTAATTTCCTGTGCTATTTACAGTAACAGAACTTACATTATAAGACCCAGCGATTGTGCCGGATGCGTTCCATAAACACCATACTTTAGCCGCTTGTTTACCACTAGCTTGTGTTGTGGAATCAGAAAAAGCTACTCCAGTTCCATTTAATGAAGATGCCATTATTTATTTCCTTTCAAATTTGCAATTTCTTGCTTTAATTCAATAACCATTTTAGCTAATTCAATTACAGAAACCATTGCCGCATTTCCATAAGCTACTTTTAACATTCCTTCTTCATCTGCCATAACAGTTTGTGGCAATAATTCTTGTAAAGATTGTGCAGAAACGCCAGCTTGTGTAGATTTTATGTCAGTTCTATCATAAATACCCGATTTAACTTGTGCCAATTTTTCAACAAAATTAGGAATAACTGATTGCCAATTAGTTTTTAATCTTTCATCAGAAGATGCAGTTACAGTTCCACCACATGATAGGTTTGTTCCATCAAACGTTAAGTTTGCAGAACCAGCAAAAGAACCGGAAGAATTGTATTGAACTTGTGTGTTTGAACCAGCGGCCGCTACGGTAGGTACCGCCCAAGTTTGATCGCCACGCAAGAATGTAGTTGAATTAGCAGTTCCACTAGCTAAACGTGCAGTTCCTACGGTTCCGCTTGATAGGTTTGATGCGTTTAAGCTAGTTAATGATGCACCTGAACCACTAAATATTGTTGCGCTTAATGTTCCAGTAGATGGATTAAAGCTAAATTTAGTGGATGCAGTTTTAGCCGGCAAATTACCAGTAGTTGTTGTTACCCATAATGGATAAACAGTTGCGTTGGTAGTTGTATCGTCTGTAATTCCAATGTTTACTGAATTAGTTGCATTGGTTGCGTTTGTTACCGCAGTTGAACCAATAACCGCCACTACTTGTGCTCCGGTGGCGGCAGTAAATGGGCTAGTGCCATTGCCATAAGCCAGGCCAGTTAACGTTGTAACGCCTGTACCGCCATTAGCTACGGCTACGGTTCCAGTTACGTTGCTTGCAGTACCGGTTGTATTTTGGTTAAACGTTGGCCAAGTAAATGTTCCAGTTGAAAAATTACCTGATTGTGGGGTACCAAGGATAGGCGTTGTAAAGCTAGGGCTTGTGGCCAATGCAACAACGGTGCCGCTACCAGTAGTGGAATATGAAGTTCCCCATGCGCTACCAGTTGAATTGGGGATGCCGGCACCAGGATAAACCTGGGCTGGTACGGTTGCATTAATTGTGATTGCGGCTGATCCGTTATAGGTTGTGCCACTACTAAATGTAATGTTTGTTCCGGCAGTTAAATTAAATAGATTACCACCCAATGCCACGCCTGAAATAGTGCTATTGGCTAATTGTGCATTGCTGATTGTGCCGCTTAAATCAGTTGTTGGAATGGTTGTTGTAGCAGTAAATGCGCTTGTTCCGGAAGCTTTAACGTAACCGGTCAATGTAGCGGCTCCAGTACCGCCGTAGGCAACACCAATCGTTCCAGCGTTCCAAGTACCAGCAGTTAGTGTTCCAACGCCTGTAATGCCGGTATAAGAGCCGCTAATACGTGCAGTATCAATTGTTCCGCTACCAATTTGTGATGCGGCAATATCAATCGGCTGATCAAAAATATTAGTAATTTGACCTTGGGCGTTTACTACTTGGGTAACAGTTCTTGATGCAGAACCGTATGTACCAGCAGTTGCGCCAGTATTGGTAATTTTGAACTCAAAACCGGTTAATGTAAGGCCAGTTCCAGCGGTGTAAGTCGCTGAAGTTGTAAATTGCGACCAATTTACAGGAGTTACATCAATAGTTCCACCTGGTTGTGCGGTACAAAACCATGCACCACCAGCTTGTGTTCCATATTCAATAAAACTAATGGCTGAAATTAATTCATTCCAAGTGTTTGCATCTAATGCACGGATCCATGCAGTTGCAGAAGCAATATAAATACCATTTTGTGATGCAGTTGCTTGATCTTTAACTAAAACACGATCACCAACTAATGTTGTATATCCATCAATTGTTTGTAGTCCAAACAAAGTAATAGGTGCTAATGTTGCACAAACACAAGGTTGTTTCCAGCTAATTCCAGCGGCATAAGACTGCAACGCCAGTAAATTGACAATATCGTTTGCGCCACTAGGTTGTGTAGCAATGGTTCCAGTATTCATGGCTACGTTAGTAAACGCCGCCGCCGATGGAACTGTTAAGCCGATAGTGGTGCTATTGATTACGCTATTGGTAATGTTTAGCCCTGTTTGGCTAGGATCAATGCTTGCATAGAACGGCTGGCCTTGACCAATAAAGGTAATAAAGTTGTTTTGGGCATCAAAATACGCCTGAACTGGCAGTAAATTCTGTACCGCAGAATTAGCTGGATTGGTCATAAAAAACCCTTAATAAGCTATGCAATTAATTAAAACTACGTCACTAGCTGACATATTTGCGGCTAAGCCAGTTGTTATTGAATAGCTTGTAAATGTTACAGAAGTTGTTGTGCTTGCAGTTAATTGCAAAAATACAGAATTTCCACCTGTTACATCAGCGGCAAAAGCTAACCATCCATTTGGTGCGGCTGGCAATGTAATTGTTCCATTTGCGGCACCACCAGTACCCACAACAACTTTGAAACAAAATGTATTAAATGCAGTAATAATTGGGCTTGTGCCAAAACCTGAAGCAATAGTTGGCAAAGTGCTTGATGTTGCAATTAATTTACTACCAATTGACAAATCAGTTGTATTTACAGTTGATGGCGTTGTTGCCCCAATTGCAGAACTATCAATAGTTGAACTTGTTACAGTTGCGCCTGTTATGGTATCTGAACTTAAAGGTGGTGAAAAATATGCGCCACCAGGGCCAATCAAGCCCAAACATTGTCCAGCATCATTAAAGACTGCCTGAACGGGAACAATATTTGTTGAACTTGTGCTTGCTACTTGATTGGTGTTTGACATATTAAATCCTTATTGATTATCTACTGGTGTTACGTACAGTACGCCAGCGGCAGAACCGATAGCAGTTAACGAAAATACTTGGGGAACGGCAATAACCATTGGTTGTTGCATTGCAATACCCAAAACGATATTGTTATTTGTTGATCCGCTTGGCAATACTGCGGCACCGGCAGAACCTACACCGTCAACTACTGCGGCAATATTGATTGCAATTGGAGTAGAACCGGTATTTAGGAAAGCGCAAAAATCCATCTGATTGTTGCCGGATGCAGAAATAGTCACGGCAGTAGATGAACTTGTTGAAGTGGTTATGGCAGTTGTAGGGCCAATGGGGCGAAATACAGTAGTAATTGCCATGATTATTCCTCTGAATTGGATTGATTAATTATAAGCTTAAAAATGAAAAAAACCACCCTTTGTGGGGGTGGCTTTCCTCAATGTTTCCTATTCCCTATTAAGGTAGGAAGGTTAGGTCGTAACCGTAAACAAATACGTCAGCAGTAGCGGCGGCACCTTGTGGTGTACCAACTGCAAAGTATAAGTTTTGACCAGCTTGTGCCGCAGTAGAAGCAACAGTACGTTGGCTAACTACGCCAGCACTTGTGCAAGCAGATAAAGCCGCATCAGCTACGATTGCAGTACCGGTACCGCCTGGGCCTGTAAACAAACCAGCAGTAGCAGTTGTCAAACTAATAGAAGCATTAGTTACGATAACGTTTGATACTGAATAACGGCTAGTGTCAATTAATGGAAGAACTGTATCGCCAGCGGCGTTTAGGTTCACGGATTGGTAAGAAGCTAGTAAACGAATCGCCTGGTTAGAAGCTAGGTTCTGTGGGTGATTCGATACGGTTGTTGCTGGGCCTGGATTCGCCATGATTTATTCCTTAAATTTAGTGTTCAAAAAGTGGGGGTTTTTAGCCCCCACGATTGGTTATTAACCAGCGATACGGCAAGCCAATTCAGGATATAACGGTGCCCAGCCATAAAGCACGTCAAGACGTGTTGGGATGGAATCGTTATTAATCGTGTATTGACGAACCACACGCATTGACAAACCGATTTCTTTATCAGAAGCACGGCCAGCAAAATGAACGCCTTCAGGCAATTCCAAGTCAGCACAAGCCAATGTAAAGGCATTGCGGTGCATGAGAATGTTCTGTGGGCTGACTGCGCCTGTGTTGTTGAATGGAGTAACAGTTTGTGAACCGGATGAAGTAATGCTAACGTTTTGGAACTGGCCAGCAGTAATAACGGCTGGAACAACAGTAACAGAAGCAGTACCACCTGAACTGATAGAAGTCGTTGACTGAACTACGAATGAACGCAATTTGCCATAAGACTGACGGTTTTGTGGGTTAACTGCATAAACGCCAGCGATTGTGAATGTATCGCCTTGGTTCAATGTAGCCGCCGCAGAAGCCGCACCAATAGTGATTGTGCTTGAATAAGCCCAGCCGCTAGTTAGGAAGCCAGTTGCAGTAGATACGTTGCATGACAATGTTGCAGAAGCATAAGAACCGAAAGTTTGGTTCACAACGTTCTGATCCATATACCAGTTCATACCACCTGAATCACGGCCCATCAAGCCTTTGCGGTACTGATCGCTGATAGTAGTTTGTGGGTTAAACAAACCTTTAAGGTTATCAACGATAGAAGCAGAAGCCCATTGGTCAACGATTACAGAACGGCGGCCATCACGTGGTGCGCCTTCAGAATCAAGGTATGCGCCAGCAGTAAGGTATGTCAACAATGAAGTTGGAGCCGCACCAGCAGTACCAACGATATTGGCGGTGTTGTTCTTGGCAGTAGTCAAGCCATCACGGTCAATTTTGTTAGCAATAGCGGCAACGGCTGGCTTCAATACACGGTCAGAGAACATATCTAAAGACAATGCCAAATCTTGTGTAGTGAACTGTGTATCAACGTGGAACTGTGTTGACAAAGTTACTGGTACAGAAGTTTCGTTAAAATCTTCAACGTTCAATGCTGGGCCAGTTGTACCGATAAAGCGGCCAGGACGGCGTACGTTAACAGTTTGACCAATTTTTGCGCCAACTACGGCAAATTGATCATCATAGTTACGATCTACTTCGCCAGTAAATGTTAGTTCGTTTTCCAAAACCATCAACGCTTCGTTGGTGATCTTGCTAATGGTTAATAAATTATTACTCATTTTTCAATGCTCCAATTAAATTAGGGTTTAACCTTATCTAATCTTCCCAGCTTTTCTAGCGGCTTTAAATTGCTGATATGACAATCCTTCCGGATCAATCGTTACATCAGCTAAACCACTAGACGAACGTATAGGTCGAATAGGTTCAGGTGCGTTAGACTTCGCCGCAACAGTTTTCTTTTCAGCTTTGGCCGGGGCATCAGTCTTTTCAAACCTCGCTTCCAGCTTCCCAATCAATTTCAAAGCACCAGCGGTTGACATGGTACCCAGCTTTTCAGCTAAATCATCATCGCTTGCAAGTTCATATAGGATTCTTGGGCCTACATCGCTTTCCACGATTGCATCACGCACGGTGTCGTTAACCTTCAACGTACTAGATGCCACCATATCTTCGTAATCAGGTAGTTCTGCTTTAGTTACCTCTAGCTTTTGTTGCCAGGTCTGAATGACCTTTTGTTGCTCGGCTTCGGCTTCTTTTTGCTTAACTTCTTGTTCACGTCTTGCTAATGCTTGTTCGGCTGACCATTTTGAAAGTGCCCTTGCATAATCAAAAGCATCTTTAAAATCGTCCGGTTGTGGTTCTCTATCTTCTTGGGCATTGGCTTGCGCCGGTGTCCGTTGACCTTCAAGTTCCGCTAACCGTCTTTCCAAATCTTCCCGTTTTGCTCTTTCTTCTGCGGCTTGTGCTTCCGCTTCAGATTTTGCTTTAGTCAGTTTGTCAAAACGCCTTTCAATCTTGGGTATTCGCTTGTTTTCATCTGTTCCGGTCGCTTCATCATCAGCTAATCCTGGTTCACTCTTACCTTCCGGTGCCGCTGGCTCTGAACTGGATTTTGTATCAACAGTATCAGCCGCAGTTGGGCTTGGTTCGGTAGCTAAACCTAATTTATTAGCATTAAAGTCAGCTAAATTTTCACTTGTTACTACTGTTCCAGCCTGTTTAGGCTGATCTACTACTTGTGCTTCTGACATGGTTTTGATCCCAAGGATTTTGCCCTATGCACACCATAGGTAGTGTTGTTAAGTAATCTTAATACTATATCTAGTGTTTTGCAACTATTGCATCGGTTGTTCCATCGGCTGGCCCATTGGTTGTTCCATTGGTTGACCTTGTGGCATTTGTTGTTGTTGCGGTTGCGGCATCATTGTTTGCATATTGTCCATAATGGATTGGTTTGCATCATTGATAACGCCGTATTGCTCACGATTTCTTGATGCAATTTCACGTTCTAAACGGTTGGTATCCATGTTATCTAGGATTAAACGTACCAATGCATCAATTTCAGTTTTGTTTTGGCTAGTAATAGAACGGGTATTTTGATCACGCATCTTCACTTCTGCGTTCAATACTGCACGTTCGTTTTCGCCGATTTGACGCATACTTTCAACGTCTTGACGATTCTTCAGCATCATTTGCAATTGCTGGATAACTTGGCCCATTTCTTGGATTTGTTTCTGACTAGCCGCCAATTGCATTTGAACTTGTGGTGGAATTGGTGATTTCTCATCAATTTGTGCCAATGGGTTTACGGCCGCTAGACGATCAGCAATAACTTCTGCGCCTGGGAAGTCCATATTACGGAAGATCAAATCACCGGCTTGTTGCATTAAGGCCGGATCAGCACCCAGCATTTGCATCATTGAATCAACGGCTTCTTGGCGTTTAGTGTTGTAGCCTGGGCCGGTGTCCATAACAATGTCATATTCACCTACGGTTACGTCATTCAATAGAATTTCAATGCCGTTTTCGTCTTTTTGGCCGGTTGGCTGATTAACAGTAACTAATTCAGGTTTTCCGTCATCCCCAACAATACGCATAACACGTTCTGCGCTATAAATTTTAGGGATCAAATCAAGGATGATGCGGCCAGTATGGGCAATAGAACGGGTTAAATTGTCGTAGTAATGGAAGTTGGTCATATCCATTTGTGACATTTGGCCTTGCAATGCTTTACCGCTGATATTGCCTTGCGGTAGCTGATTAGGGTCAAAAATGCCTACTACTGACTGTAAGTCGGATGTAATGCTTGCCGCCGCCGCCATGATTGCAGTAGGCGGTTGTTCCGGTGCCTGGCGTATTGGGGGCGGTGCTGGCTGACCGTTAATATCTGTTTGCTTGTAACGCAGATAAGCATAGGACGTATTGTTAGCATTAGCCCATTCTGTTTCGTGGCCTTCATCTTGACCTTCTGCCATGATCCATTTAGCCCGTGGTGCTAGGGCTACTGATTCAGTCATGGAAGTTTGCCAAAAGTTATACATACGTTGTGGGTCTTTAGCCATGCGAACCAGGCCAAAACGCTTACGTTTGTTATCAACAATGCATTGCTGGCCATAAGTTGGCACAACTGGAATATATTTACCGGCCCAAGTGCCTTCTTCTAGCACTTGCATAGAAGTCAATTTGCACCATTTAATGGATTTTTTGAATGTTTTACGGCGGCTTACTTCATATACGCCAGCCGATTCCATTGCTTCTTTGCTTGGCAATTCATCTTCATAAGCAGTAATGCCGTCAGATAGAAGTACCAGGTATTTGCTTTCAATCTTGGTGTAAAAGTATTCAGCAATACGAATATCGTGCTTTGTAACCCAATCGCTATTACTGTCACCGGTGCCACGGGCGGCAAAACTGCCACCATCATCAGCATCAGGATACATTTTCTTAAAACTTTCCTTGCTCATTACTACGGTAATTAAGCATTTTTCAGCATCAGAACCGTCCGGTGCCTGGCTATTTGGATCAAAATATACGGTAAATGGGTTATCAATTGGCTTAATGTAAATTTCTTGCTCAAAACTATCGGGGCGCACGTAATCAGTAGTTACACGCCAATAGCCCCAGCCCATGCGAACGGCAAAATCGTACGCAGTATCGTACGCATGATCCGCATTGGAATTAACTTCAACGTGACGGCAGATACCAGTAACCAGTTTGGCAAGCTTGGCATCTGTTTCATTATTCATGCCTTCAGCCCTCATACGTGGGCGTTGTTGGCGTTGCTGATTGGTAATTTGGCGGCAATACGCATCAACTTTATTGATGGTCAGGCAAGGACGGGCTTCTAAATTGCGGCTATTTTGGATTTCTACTGGCCATTGATCGCCAGCGGCAAACTTTACGTCATCAAGGGCTTCGGCACGATTCGTTGAATCTGATTCGGCGGCTTGGCGTAAGAACTCAATAGCTTCTGAAATTCTTGGATCACCGTCTGAATCACCGTAATAAACTTTTTCTTGGTACGTATCGGCCATATTTATCCCATCCAGCTTCCAGGTTGCCGATAATTAGCCTTTTGTGGCTGGGCTTTTCTCGGCTCATTAATCATTAATCCTATGTACCGGAAAGCATCAGCCCCGTGCGAATATTCATCATGTAGTGGCTTGGCACTAAACATTTTCGTATCAGGATCAACGTCATACCGGTAGTGACGTAAACATTGTAAGCCTTCTTCAGTATTTTGCCTATCAAAATAGCATTTGCTAAATATGGTTCTAGCGGCATTTATTGAATCTACAACTGGCACCCGATCAAGGATTTGCACCTTCATTCCGGTTGCCCTGACAATTTCTTCAATGGATTTGCCGGTGCCTAATGATTTAGCCTTGGCATCGTGCGGTAGCCATATCGTGTCATATACGTAACCGAATGATTGAAGCTTGGCCATGTAATAACTAATCGTTTGCTGGCTATCTTCAAAATAGCGCAATAACCTGGTTTCTTGGCCAACAAATTGCAAAATCCACACGGCAGTTTGATCAGCCCATCCAAGGTCAAAAATAGCATGAACTGGCTTGGTTGCATCGTACGGAACATTACATATACGGCCTTCTAATTCGGCCATAGTCATTTCTTTTGCAAAGATGGCACCATCAATCGTTTGACGTGGAATACCTTCCCAAACGTTGTTATAAGCTTCCGTATCACGTGCTTGTAGGTTTCTGCGTTCTAAATCTAATACTTCAGGGAACCAAGGGTTATCTGACCAGTTAATCTTCTGAACTACGGCGTTTTCCGGTGGATTTAATACAAATCGCTTCCAGGTTTCATCGGTCGGTAGTTCAGGGTTAAAGCTAATCCATATTTCAGAATCGGCTTTACGGATAGTTGGCACCAGTACGTTCCAGCTATTAGGGCTTACGGATTGGGCTTCTTCTACCCAGCAAACATCAATACCTTCAATAGATTTGATATTGTTGGTATTGTTTTTAATGCCGGCAAAGATAAATTCCGTGCCGTTTATGCCCCTAATTGTGGTTTGTGTTACCTCATAATGGGCGGTTAGTTCCATCAATTGAATCTGATCCGATAGCAATTTATGCACCGAATCCTTAATGGATGTTTGAAATTCACGGGCGCATAATACCCGTATCGTGTTTTCGCACCCTTTAAGCAGTAGTGCCCTGGCTATGTTCCATGATTTAGAACCACCACGCCCACCGTAAAGAATCCTATAACGTGATTTTTCGGGTACAAATAAGCATTTAAGCTTGGCCGGGAACCGTACCTTGGCTTTAACTTCCTGAATCGTTGCCATTGTTTGGTTCTTCAAAGACTAGCGTAAAGCCAGCTTTTAGTTCTGCACCGCCTGGGCCGGATAGTTCTTGTTCTACCTTATCACGCCATCCCAATACGTTTTTGGCAGTAAAGATTGAAAAGTTAGCCGCAAACGCCCCTGACATAGCCCCTTCAACAAGAATTGCTTCTTGAAATTCCTTGGCTCTTTTATAGGCGTAAGAAAATTCAGGGTGTTTTAAAGTGCCATCTTCCTTTTCAGCAGTTGCCCATTCGTATAACGTGTCCCTTGTTACTCCACACCTAGTAGCAAATCTAGCCAATGTAGGGAACTTGTTTGGAACCGCCTTAATCGCTAACGTGTTGCCTTCTTTATCTAGTACCGGCATTTCGTAATACGCTTCTACGTCAAAGAACTCTATAAGCTTCTCTGTGTATTCCTCTTTGAATAGGGATGGGCGGCCAACGGGATTACTCATTGCTCATCGAATCGCTATTAGCTTGTGCTTGATCTACGTCAGCTTGGGTAGTTGGGCTTTCTTCTACTGCATATACAGTATTAGTTAAGTCCGTTGGTACTCCAGGCTGGCTTACTAGGGCGTTAATATCCGCTTCCAATTCCGCATTGGTTTGTGGGATTGGGTATGGCAGATATACGTTAGGCGTTGTCATTAGGTGTTTCCGGTGGGGTTTCTTCGCCGGCCTTTTTAGTAATTGTAATATCTTCCGGATTTACTTGTGGTTGCTGGGCAAGGAATTGCTCGTTAGCGGTTGCTAACATACGATTATGCAATTGTTCTACTACTTCCATTGGAAGCTTTTTGAGTGCCGCTAGGATTACTTGGGCTTCTTGAATAGTAAAGTCACCAAAATTAATGATCATTTCTTACCTTTCGTTGTTTTCTTGGCCGCTTCACGCTTTTCTGAATAAGCAATGGCTACGGCTTGTTTTACTGGTTTACCGGCTTTTACTTCGGCTTTAATGTTTTCTTTAAATGCTTTAGCACTTGTGGATTTCTTTAATGGCATGGTTGTTACCTTTCGAGTGGTTGCTTTACGTACATAAGGGCGTTTTTTTGGCTTTTCAACGCCAGGTATAGGCGCATCAATAGGGAATATTGTTTTAAATGGCTTTTTCTTTTCTTTTGGATCAATTCCCCATGAATTAGGAAAATCTTCAGCAAAAGCTTTTTTTAACGCTTCATATTTTTCACGTTGGCGTTCAAAGCAATGATAGTAAGCCCAGCCACATAGCAATATGGCAAAGCTACCCATTACTAATAGAATTTTGGTTTCATCGGTCATGCGGTTTCCTGTACGAAACAAACGTCTTGCCATGACATTATCAGATAACGTTCACCGTTAGTAAAGTATTCTTGATATTTAAGGTATTCGTCTTTTTGGTTATCGTTCATCGTGCCAAATCTGACGTGCTGGCCTACTTCTACTGGCATTGCTTCACGGCGGCCGTTAACCTTCTTGCCGGGGCCTACGGCAACTACTACGCCCATGTTGTCCACCTCTTTGTTATTAACAATGATGACGGAACTTAAAATGCGTTTATCCGGGCGAACAACTATTTTGTCCCCCAGGGGTTTTAATATAAAATCTACATCAGCCATTGCAACTACTCCGATTGGTTGTAAAGGTTAGAAAGGCCCTAGTTTACCTTCACGTGCTAGGGCTTTTCGCTTTTAACAAAGACAATTAATCGTCTTTATCTTCCATTTTATATGCGCTACGGTCGTGGGTGTAGCAAACACCGCTAGTGCGGCCAGTATTGAACTGGTGGTCAGGGCCGTATCCGTCCATTTTACCCATTGCTACGCCGCCGTTAAGCTTTTCATGGCGTTCGCCTTTAGTATCAGCCGCATCTGCGCCTTTTGGCAGTTTATCGCCAGTTGATAAAGGGATGCCCTTCATAGAATCCATTTTGCCCATGTTGATTTCTCCTAAGTTATGGGGAACTACAAACTACATTTTTAAGCTATTTTACTACCTTGTCAATCTTAATCGGTAGAAAATTCACGTACACGTTGCGGTTCAAAAGATATACCAACACCGGTGTTTTGATTGAAATATCCGTGATAGCCGGATTGCTTCATCATTCGTTCAATATCATTGGCCCGGCCAGCTACATCCAGGTTTCCGTATTTGTCACGGTTAAACGTGTCAGCCATTTTAATAATGTTTGCCGGATCGTTTTCAGTATCGTATAAATGCTCTAAATCGGCTTCATATTGATGTTTGCCAAGGCCTGGCTCACGCATACCTGGTTGGTTGTAAAAATAGGTGCGTTCTTTGACTGCGCCCGGCAATGCAAGTCTTTTAGCTTCTGCGCCCCGGATGCCAAACCCGTATTTTGTAGGATCAGTTTCTTCAAGGTCAGATAGATTGGAATAGTGATAGCCCTTACCGGTAATGCCATGTTCAGGATATAGATGGGCTTTGATGTAGTCGGGCACGTTGCCTTTGTAGCCTAATTCCAGCATTTCAGGCGGCAATGCCAGGCCCGTTTGTTTAGCGTATTGCCATTGGCCACCCAGGTCACGCAACATTTCATCGTATTTATCAGGGCTTTGACCGGCATTAATTGCACGTTGTTTTTCAAAGTTAACTGCCGCCATCTTTTTTTGCAGATCAGCATTGATACCGGAATAGTTAACAAAACTGTTTTGGCCCCTAGTTTCAGCGGCCGCCGCTATTCTTGCTAATGGGCTTAATGTTTCAGAATGGGCACCATAAGCCAATTCTTCACCCATGCGCCCAAAACTTGATCCGGTTGTGCCGTGGCCTAAATAATCATGCACGGCTCTAAACTTCTCATTGGTGTTTAATCCGTAATATGGATCAACTTCATTCAAATATGGATGAACGTCACCGCCACGATAGGTATATAGATGCTTGTTTACCAGGGCATCCCGTAGCATTTCAGCGGAATTTTCATAATTAGCATCGCCTTGGTGAAATGACATTTTCATGCCACCCTTAACCATGTCATCAAATTGCTTATCAACTTCTTTTCTTAATTGACCATAGGATTTATTGACCAAATCATCGTAATTAGTAATCCCTTCTTTACTTATCAGTTCAGGGAATTTAGCTTTATAGTCATCAAAAATGGCCTGTTTTAACTGCGGCGGCACTTCATCTTGTGACAATATTTTGTACGCCTGGGCAATTGAATGTTGCTTTTCAATAGATGATCCCGGCATATCCTGAATGGCTTTAATAGTAAATTCAGGGTTATGTTTAATAGCTAAAGCCAACGCTTGGTTAAATTCAGGATCGTTTAGGCCGCTTTTGATTTGTTCCGTAGTTCTCGCAATATCAAGCTTATCGCTTCCTCGGTGGATTGTTCCGGCATTTTCGATAAGGCCGCCTGGTACTCTGCCTTCGATACTTCCGGTAATCCCAAATCTTTCAAGGTTTGATTGTGG